GTGCGACCGAAGGCCGCCGTCGCCGTGTCGGCGATCTGCCAACCGTCATACGCCCAGACGAACCAGCGCGCGCGGTACGGCGCGAAGCCCTGGAGCGCGGACGTGAGCACGAACCACACGGGCGCCCCGAGCGCCTTCGCCGCCGAGCCGTCGAAGACCAGCGTGCGGTCGGGGAGGTGAACGTAGAGGAACTCGTGCGCGCGGTCGTTGCGAGCCTCGAGTACCGCCGTGGCGAGCTGCGCCTCCGTGAACGTCGCGAGGATCTCGTCGATTTCGCGCGTCGAGACCTTCTGCGCCGTCGCGTTCACGCCGATGTAGATGCCCGGCGCCTCGTTGCGCCCCGAGCCGAGGAACGCCATCGCCTCTTGGTAGATGCAGCAGGCGTGCGTGCCGACGCATCCCTTCATGATCTGCGCGCCTTCGATGCGCTGGAACGGGAAGCCCGTGCCGCCGACGTTGTCGAAGACCTCGATCGTGTAGCGGTTCAAAACGCCGACCTCGTTGCGCACCTTCAGCAGCGCGACGACGGGGTCGGGGTCCGCTTCGCTCGAGGCGTATTTCAGCGGGTTCACCTGAAGCGGGTCGTTGAGCTCGGTCACGACGAGGAACTCGCCGTCGGTCGTAAAGAAGTACCCGTCGACCCAGACGACATCCACGACCGTCCCGAGGTCGGGGTCGACGTTCTGCACGAGCGTCGTGCCGTTCGAGTAAAAGAGGTTTCCGCACGACGCGATGCACATCTGGTCGAACGAGTAGTCGAACGTTACCGGCTTCCCGTCGTTGCCCACGTCGCCGATCTCCGACACCGTGCCGAGCGGGTCGATGCGGACGAGCTTCGAACCCATCACGCGGTAGAGCGCGCCGTTCCAGTTGATGCCGCCGCGCGCGATGCCGGGGCCGGTCCCCGTCGAAACGAGTCCGTCTCCGGGGCGAAGGTACGCCTCCGAGATGCCTGTCGGCGTCGGCGTCGGCACCATGTTGACGGGGTACGCCGTGCGGAAGTTCGGCGCCGTCGTCGTGTAGATGCCTGCGAGGAGGGGGATCGCCGCCATGGTCACCTATGCTTAGCAGTCTTCTTCGCGATCTTCGGCGGTTGCTTCGAGAATTGCTTCCCCGCCGCCGTCGCTTCGCGCTTCGCGCGGTTCGTCGCGCCGAGCTCCGCAGGCGTGAGCGCCTCGCGTGCCGCCTTCGGGAGATAGCGCTCGCCTGTCTTGCCCGATGGCTTGCCCGAGCCCGTGCCCCAGTCCTCGCGCGTCCACTTCGAGAGCGACTTCTGCGCGCCGCTCTTCGCGCCCTTGTAGCCGCCGCCCGCCTTCTCGTACTCGGCGGCGACGAGCTGCGCCTTGCGCGCGCTCCACTGGCCCGGCTTGCCGCCTTTGCTCGAGGCGGTGATGCGGTCCTTGATGCGCTCGCGAAGGGCTGGCTTCGTGTAGGTCGTCAAGTCAGCTCCATTTTTGCTTGTCCGACCAGAATGCCGCGCTCATCTTGCCCTTCGCGATGTTCTTCGCGTGCCGCGCCTTGAACGACGCGCGCCGCTTCGCGTCGGCTTCCGACTCGCCCTTCTTCGGAGGGGATCCCGAGACGCCCTGCTGCCCGAAGCGAATCAGCTTCTCCTTGCCACCCTCGCACGCCTTCACGACGTGCGACTTCTTCGGGTGGCCCGGAGTCCGCTTCGGGACGTTGCACTTCATCTCGGACTTCTTCGTGGCCATGGCTACTCGTTCGAGGGTGCGGGGACGACGGGCGCGGAGACTTCCGCCGGCACCTGCTCTGCCACGAGGCCGAGCTTGGGGCCGAGGAGCGCAAGCGCCTCGTGAACGAGCGCGCTTTCGTGGATCTCGAAGACGCCGCGGCTCTGCGCCTTGGCGAGCGCCTGCACGAGCACCTGGGCGGATTGGGATTCGGAGAGGGCCATCAGACCGGCTCCTCGGTCGGCGCGGGCTCCAGCGTCGGCTCCGGCGCGGGCGGCGCGTCGGGCACGATCTCGACGATGGTCAGGCCGAGCGCCTGCGCCGTGTACGTGTAGAGGTAGGCATCATCCGACCCCCACGCGGCGTAGGCGTCGCCCGTGAGGTTGATCGTGCCGGTCGTGAGGTTCGCGCGCTCGGCGGACTGGAGCCACCACTGGTAGCTCGCAGAGGTGCCCGGCTGCACGTTGACGTTGTTGATGAAGAGCACCGTCGCGGTGCTCGGGAAGACGGAAACGGGTTCGATGGTGGCGAACATAGGATGCTCCAATCAGGCGGCGTGGTAGGAAAACGAAACCCAAAGCGAGGTATTTGCCTGCATCTTTGCGGCCCCGGTCTGACTCTGCACACCGCCGTTGTAGACGTCGCAGAAAATCGTCGATGCGGAAATCGTCGGCTGGATGAGATCGCCTGCGACGAGCCCGGTCGGACCCGTAAAAACGATGTTTGCACCTGCGCCGTTTTGGACGGCCGGCAGCGCGGGCGACGTCGTGATGGTCAGGCGTCCCGTGGGCGACGAGACGCTATCCACCACAAGGAATCCCGAAACGTGAACGGTTCGACCGATGCGCGTAACGTAGAGCTTGTTTTGATCGCTGGTCGTCTTCAGCGTGATCGTGCCGCTCGTGCCGCACGTCAGGGTGGCGGTGGACGCGGCGTAGGTTCCGCTCCCCATCTCCTGATACGCATCCAGCGTTTGCGTGTCCGGGTTGCCCGGCGTGGCGGGGAGTTTGAGGCCCTGACCGCTCTGCGATGCGTCGATCGACTGCGTGACGGTCAGCGAGCAGCCGCTCGTGAACGAGCTGGTGCCGATGGCGACTTGCGAAGCGGCTTGCGACGCGTTCGTCGCGATGCGCATCCGCTCGATCATCGTACCGCCTGCGGCGGTCGAGAACGTCATTTGTCCGTTGCTACCGGGGAAGTACCCGACGGCGCTAATCTGCGCAGCGTCGAACGCGTTGGCCGTGTCGCGCCATCGCAGGTTTCCGAGCCCCGCGGCGCCGTAGACTGCGGAGAGGCCAGGGCGCGAAATGTAGATGCTCGCAGACGCCGCGTCAGCGACGTCGAGCTTGCCTGCCGGACTCGCCGTGCCGATGCCGACGTTGCCGGTGCTCAGGATCGTGATCTGCGGCGATGCCGCAGTGCCGATCTGCATCGTGTCGGTCGTGTGCTTGTACTGGATATACCCGCGGTATGCTGCGTTCCCGACAGTGCCATCGGCAAAGGCAAGCGTACCATCCGACGCCGTACCACTGACGAGCGTGATGCCAGTGTTCGCAAGCGCCGCATCACCGACGACGAGCGTATTGAAGCCGGCAAGGTATGCGCTCGGCGTTGCCTGCCGAATGCCGATGATGCTGCCGTCCTGCGTAATGACCGAATCCCCCAACGTGCTCGGCCCGGTCCAGCGGGGGATCGTCGAGGGCGAGGAAGTGCCGGAGCCGCCAACGGGAGCGCCGCCGCCGGTAGGGCCTTGAAGTGCTCGGAGCGCCATTAGAAACCCTCGCCGGGGATGATGTGGAGGGAGCCGCCCGCCGCGCTGCTGATGTGCGCGATGAACTGGAAGGCGCGGTTCTTCGTCACGACGATCTTCATCCCGGGGAGGATCGTGTAGTCGGCGTTGAGCGACGCCGTGATGGCGTTCGTGTCGCCGAAGCTCACCGACACGCGCGTCGCGCCGAGGTTCGTGAGCTCGACCGCGTTGCTGTTGTTCGGGAAGGCCGTCGTAGCGCTCGCGACGCCGGGGGAAAGGAGAAGCCCGTTACCGAAGGCGGGCGCGAAGGCTTGCAGGTAGTAGCTCATGGAAACGGCTCCGAATCAGAGGAGGTACGAGATGACGAAGCGATATTGACCCGTCGACGCGGGCGGGTTCGTGATCGAGAACGTCGGCGACCCGCTCTTCAAGAAAAGAAGACGCCATGTCGCGGTGCCGGTGTCGTAGAAGGTCACGAGCTGCCAGCCGTCGACGGGCGAAGACGCCACGGCCTGACGCTGCGAGGTCGGCTGGATGCCAACCGGGAGGCCCGTGATGTAGTCGGTCGCCGTCGTGAAGTTGAACGAGCCGCCG